ACAAGATTCAAGCAAGTTTAGAAAGTTCTCCATATGCTGCAGATACAAACGCAGGAACATTATTGTTCAAGACAGCTAATGCATCAAACCAAATATTGGACACAAGAATGGTTATTGACGGTGTTGGCAACGTCGGGATTGGAACGACTAGTCCTAGTGAGAAGTTAGAAGTGAACGGTAATGTTAAAGCAACAAGAGTAATATCTAACACTTTAAGAGACACCAATAATAATGGGCACCTTGTTACAACTATCACAAACGCTTCTAACACTGATACAGCTGTAGGTAATGCAGCGACTGCTAACAGCCTATCTTTAAATGTTAAGGCATCTGGTAATGTTACTGTGCCTAACGGTAAAGTCGGGATCGGGACGACTAGTCCTAATGCGCCCCTGCACGTAGAAGGTCCAGTAAGTGGTAACGGGCTTATCGCTGATTTTAGTATAAACGGTGGGTCTGGCTACGGTATGAACAACTTGAGAGTAGAAATTCCACAATATGGCTCTGGTATAAAAGTCTATTCACCAACTAGTTCAGGCACTGATAATTCAGCTATGTCATTTTACCAACAAACCTCCAGTGTAGGAAACATTACTATAAACACTTCAAGCACAAGTTTTAATACAACCTCAGATTACAGGTTAAAAGAAAATAAAGAGGACATATCAGACGCTGTTAGAAGAGTAAAAGAATTAAAACCTTTGAGATTTAATTGGATTAAAGAACCAGGTAAACCAAAAGTAGATGGATTTTATGCTCACGAGTTAGCAGAGGTTGTACCTGAAGCTGTTACTGGTGAAAAAGATGCTTTAGATTGGGAAGGAAATCCTAAATACCAAGCTATTGATCAAGCTAAAATAGTACCTTTACTAACAGCTGCTTTACAGCAAGCTATAGATAAAATAGAAGAATTAGAATTAAGAATACAAACAATAGAAAATAAATAAATAAACAAAAACAAGAATTATGACTACTTACAACTGGAATTGCAAAACAGTGGATGCTTATCCACAAGACGGAGAATACACAGATTTAGTGTACAATGTACATTGGATCGTTACTGGTGTGTCAGATGAATTGAACCCTCAGGGCATAGCTTACAGCGCTACTAGTATCGGGACACAAACACTAGACACTAGTGAAGTTACAGATTTTATCCCTTTTGAGGATTTAACAAACGAACAAGTTGTTATTTGGACAAAAGGAGCAATGGGTGAAGAGCAAGTTGCTTCTATTGAAGCTAGTATTCAATCTCAGATCGATGCTTTGATTACACCTACAACTGTTACTTTGACTATTGGTGAGCCAGTGCCACCAACAGAAGAGGAAACTGAGGAGTAATTATCGAGTAAAACGTGTAATGATAAGTCAAGCACGACTCTAGTTTTAGAGTATAATCAAATTAAATCAAATTAAATTAAATATGACTGACAAAATCGTCAAAAACTTAAACTTTGGTGACGAAGCTAAGGTTAAAGTATTCGAAGGAATTAATAAACTCACTAAAGCCGTTAGTTCTACCTTAGGAGCTAGCGGTCAATGTGTGATATTAGAAGACAGTAGCGGAAGACCGATCATTACAAAAGACGGTGTAACAGTTGCTGATTCAATAACATTACTAGACCCAGTAGAAAATATGGGTGCTACGCTTTTAAAGGAAGCTGCTAGAAAAACTGTTAAAGAAGCTGGAGACGGAACGACCACGGCTACGGTACTAGCGCACTCAATCTTAAGTGAAGCTTATCAAGCTTCTAAAGAAAATAACATTAGAGTTATTAAAGATGGTATTGCTACAGGTGTAGAAAAGGTGATAAAGTACTTAGAAAGAAAAAGTATTGAAGTTAGTGGAGATATGTTGAAAGACATTGCCACTATTAGTTGTAACAACGAAAGAGATTTAGGTGAAATCATTGGCGATGCCTTTGAAGCAGCTGGAGAAAACGGAGTTGTTATAATGGAACCAACAGATACTGAAGAAACTAGCTTTGAGTTAGTTGATGGTGTTCAGTATGAAAAAGGTTTGACAAACTCACATTTTGTGACTAGTCAGGAGAAAAGAATAGCTGAACTAGATAAGCCAGTTGTTTTACTATTAGAATCACCAGTTGAATCTGTTAGAAAAATACAATCTATCTTAGAATATGTTATTCAAAACAACAAGCCTTTATTGGTTATAGGTGATTTAGATCCACAAGTGATTTCTACATTAGCTATGAACAAAGTTAAAGGTAATATTAAAGTTAATGTAATCAACGCTCCTACATACGGGGTAAACAAGAAAGATGTATTATCTGATTTAGCCGTCTTAACAGGCGCTACAGTAATAAACGAAGATCTTGGAGATGACTTAGATGTTATAAACCCAAGTTTACTAGGTACATGTATTAAGAGTGTTACTGATGATTACGAGACTATACTACAAGTAGATAACGAAACAGAAGAAGTTAAAAGTCTAATACAAGAGGTTAAAAACCAAATTAAAGAAGCTAAAGCTCCTGGAGACGTTATTAGATTAGAAAGAAGACTATCAAGGTTATCTGCTAAAGTAGCTATAGTAAAAGTAGGTGCTAACTCAGAAGTAGAGTTAAAAGAAAAATCTGACAGAGTTGAAGACGCTATCTGTGCTACAAAAGCCGCTATTAAAGAAGGTATAGTATCTGGAGGTGGAATCGCGTTGTTAGATGCATCTATTAAAATTAAGCCTAAGAATATTGGTGAAGAGATACTTCTAGAGGCCATTAAGGCGCCATTTAAGAAGATATTAAGTAATTCAGGTGTTGAGTTTCAAGTGTCAGGTAAAGAAGGTGTAGGAATCAACGTAGTGACAGGTAAGATGGTTAATATGATTAAGAAAGGAATTATTGATCCTTTGTTAGTTACTAAAAGCGCTCTTAAAAACGCTGCCTCAGTTGCAACAACGATATTATCTACTGATTGTGTAATTAATAACTTAAGAGTTGGAGATGAAAGCAATAGGAAATAATATTCTTATAGATAAGATAAAAGAAGGGCCTGTGTCTAAAACAGATGGAGGTCTACTTCTAACACAGTCTCAGAGGCAAGATGTTAGATATAAAAAAGCTACAGTTTTAAACTGTGGTGATCAAGTTACCGGAGTTAAAGAAGGTGATTTAATATTTTACGATAAACACGCTGGTCACAGGATAGAAATAGATGACGATGTTTATTATGTTATTAGATTTCAGGATGTTGTTGTGGTGTTATGAGAATAACGCCTAATGATATCAAAGATCTTAACATCTTTAAACATTATAGAATAGTAAGAAAGTGGGCTTGTAAAAATAATAATCTTAACGACGCGGATCTTGAGTTATTAATATACTTAGATTGTATGGATCTATTTTCAAGAAAAGATTTTGAAACAGGCTCCTATTCTTATAGTTGGAACAATAGAAGGTGGAATAAACTTCTACAAGAGGATTGGATAAAAGTATGGAGACCTAGAAATAGGACTACACAGAAATACAATATATATAAAGTTTCTTTTAAAGGTAAACAACTGATACTCAGGATGTACAAAATACTTTTAGGAGAAGAAGATATACCAACTAGTACTAGACGAAATAAAATAATGAAAGGTCAATCATACATAGATAAAGTATTGATAACCTCGATTAATAATGTTAACAAAGATAAAGATAGATAATCATGAACAACCAATTAATGATAGACCCAATGACTGGGATGCCAGTGCAGCAAAACGCTGTTACTCCTCCAGTTCCTGGTAACGAGTTAGGCTATACAAAGCCAGTTTTTAATCCACAAGCACAAGCGCAAGCTAATGGTGTTTTTGGAGATGTTCAACAAAAAGCAAACTCGGTTAGTCCATTGTTTAAAAAGAAATGTAGTTATTAAAAACAAAGATATGAAAGGAAAAAACGGAATTGTAGGAGAAAACACTTTATGGGACGGACCATTAAGTCAATTAGGTAGACCTCACGGTAAAGGATCTAGCTCTGGTAAAAATGGAATGAAGCTCAAGTTAGAAGACTGCGGTTGTGAGTCTTTAAAAGGGCCAATAACATCAAGAGTAAAAGGATATTAATATGCCTTATATTCAACCAGATAGCTCCCCTTTTTTAAAGGTTAGAAAAACCACTAAAGGAAAAGGTAGAAACTTTCTATCGACAGAGGAAGGAGCAGGAATGACCTCTGCTGGTGTTAAGAAGTACAGAAAAGAAAACCCTGGTAGTAAGTTGAAAACAGCTGTAACTGGAGATGTTAAACCTGGAAGTAAAGCAGCTAAAAGAAGAAAGTCTTTCTGCGCTAGATCCAAAGGTTGGGACGGTGAAAGAGGTAAAGCTGCTCGTAAAAGATGGAAATGCTAAATGAGCTTTAAAATGAAGATGGGCAAATTGTCCATGGATAACACACCGATATACCAGATAGACGAAGAGGATGGTATTATGGGTAGAGCTAATAAGAACGGCTCTATCACACTAAATAAGAATCTAAGTCCATTGGAACAAGAAGATGTTATAAAGCATGAAAAAGTGCATTTAGATCAAATGAAAAGAGGCGACTTAGATTATGACGATAAGTATGTTTACTGGAAAGGCAAGAGAATGCCTAGATCTAAAATGGAGGAAGGTGCTAAAAGTCTTCCGTGGGAGAAAGAAGCTTACAAAGCTAATAGATTAAAATAGGCTTTATTTTTTATAGTTTTTTTGTTATATTAGACATTATAAACTTAAATTTAAATAAAATGAAAAACTTATTATTAGTATTAGCCTTAACAACAACACTATTATCAAATGCTCAAGTAAACAAAATGGAAGGTTCTTGGGTTAGTGAAACATCATCGTACGTTATGACTATCATAACAAATGACTCTAAGCCAGTTAAAGTTTTTAATACTAGCTTTTCAGAAAATAAAGTAATAGAAGAAAACATTACTAGCAGTAACGCAACGTCGTTTACGACTAAACTATACAACGCAGACAACAACTACTCTGTTAACGTTAAATATGTTTTAAAAGATTCAAACACAATGTTATGTTACTACACTGGTGACTTAAACGAAACAATTACAGTTAAAAAGTTATCACACTTTTACATGGAATAAATAAATAAATAAATAAATAAATAAATATTATGGCTTACAAGCAAAACCCTGGTCGTGGACCAATGATGAAAACAGGTAAAGGAGTTCCTTCTGCATTATTACAGTTAGATCCAACGGATCCTGCTAAAAAGAAATCAGATGAAAAATCTGGTACACCAAAATACTATGTCCCAGCTGGTGGAGATTTCAAACCAGCACCAGCACCTACTTTTTCTAGTGATGCTGATGAATCAGTAAGATCGTTTGTAAAAAATAAATACGAAAAAAAAGTAAAAGCTGACAAAGATTTTCACACTAGCCGCGAGTCAAAAATGGCTAAGAAGGGTTGGGCTCAAGAAGGAAATTACATAAAACAACCAAAAGGTTCTCTCTATGTTCACAGTGTTGACAAGAAAACAGGGGATTACACTTTAGGTAAAACACGTGGAAACACTGTAAATACTTTTAAAGTTCCAAGAAACGTCATGAGAAAAAAGACACTTAGAGGTGAATCTTTAATGTAATGAACAAAATATTTCAATGGCTTACAGGCGGCGTCATAAAAAACATAGGTGACGTCGTTGATAAGCTTACCACCACTGAAGAAGAAAAGCTTGTAATAAAAAAGCAGATTCAAGAAATACTAGAGAAAGCGGATAGCGATGCTCAAGCGCAAGTTACAGATCGATGGAAGTCAGATATGGCTAGCGATAGTTTCTTGTCTAAAAACATACGCCCGCTTGTCTTAATATACTTAACTGTTATTTTTACTATTTTATCTTTCTTTGATGGTAATATTGGAGGCTTTGCTGTAGCGGAGCAATATATACCCATATTCCAATCATTGTTGATCACAGTGTATGGAGCTTACTTTGTAGGAAGGACTTGGGAAAAATCAAAAAGATCAAGTGATAATAAATAAATGAAAACAATTAAATTAAATCAAATGGAAAACAAGATCACAGCAGAAGAATTAAAGTTAGTTCAAGAGAACCAAGGTAAAATGAGTCAAGCATTATCTCAAGTAGGTGTGTTAGAAACTCAAAAGTATGGTTTGATCGCTCACATTCAAGAGCTGAACAAAGAAGTAGAAGACAATAAAAAAGTCTTAGAAGAGAAATACGGAGCAATCAGTATTAACTTAGAGGATGGTAGCTTTGAAGAAATTAAGAAAGAAGAAGAAGTAGAAGCTTAATATATGTCATCTATTATAAGAAAAATTAGTATAGGTTCCGACTACAAAAATGATGCGATGCATTACGCTGTAGGTCAGTCTGTTTATGGAGGTCACGAAATATCTCATATACTACATGATGAATCTAACAACTCTTATAGTATACATATAAAGAAAAACAACGAGGTACTGCCATGGAAGAAGTTTAATTCTAACATGGCTATATCCGTTGAGTATGACTTACAGTATTAATGAGAAGTGTATTCGATTTTATAGTAAAACCTGTAGAAGGAAGATATGATAATGAAATAAAAGTTGGTGAAAAAAAGTTAATGCTTAATTCAAGCATAGAGGACTTTAAGTTTATAAGCAGAACAGCTAAGGTTGTATCTGTGCCAATCGCTTTTAAATCATCTGTCAATGTTGGTGACGTAGTAATAATTCACCACAACGTGTTTAGAAGATATTACAATCAAAAAGGTGAAGCCGTTGATAGTAGTAAGCTTTTTAAAGAAAACTTATACTTTTGCCAACCAGATCAAGTCTACTTATACAAAAGAGACAATGAATGGAAACCAATTGGTACTAGGTGTTTTGTAATGCCGATTAAAAATAACAATCCTTTCTCAATGGATAAGGAGAGAAAGCATATTGGAGTATTAAAAATTGGTAACAAGTCGTTAGAAGCGCTAGGAATAACCGAGGGAGATCTTGTAGGCTTCAAAGCTAACAGGGAATTTGAGTTTATCGTAGACGACCAACGGCTTTATTGTATGGAATCTAATGATATTTTATTAAAGTATGAATATAAAGGAGACGAAGAGGAATATAATCCTAGCTGGGCAAAAAGCAGTTGAGGAACTTATACAAGTTGCTAAAGAAAAGATAGTTGATTCAGACGATGATATATCTGCAGACAGATTAAAAAACGCTGCAGCAACTAAAAAGTTAGCAATATTTGATGCTTTTGAAATACTTAGTAGAATAGAGGAAGAGGAAAAACTATTGGAAGAAAAGCCAAAAGAAGTTAAACAGGAAAAGTCTTTTAAAGGCTTTGCAGAAGGTAGGTCTAAATAATGTACAAGCAAACATTAATAAAGACAATAGAAGACCACGTAAAACCTGCTTTACTAAAAAGAAATAATAGAAATAAAAAGTGGGCCAAAGGATACGATAATGACCATGATATGGTTATTATAAGTTCTGATGGAACTATAGGTGAAATTGTAGAGATACAAAACTTAAAAATTGCTTTACCTGCTGTTCCAGAAGATGTTTACAAATGTTCTGACAAGAAAGAAGAACAAATGTGGTCTAGGTTAGAATATCCTAAAGAACTTGCGAAAATCAAAAGCGTTTTTGATTGGCAAAAATATCCCACTGATTTTCAAGAAGAATGGTATGGATATATTGACAAAGAGTTTGAAAAAAGGGAAAAGGGTTTTTGGTTCTATAATAATGGCAAGCCAACTTATGTTACTGGTACTCATTACATGTACTTGCAGTGGGCCAAGATTGATGTTGGGGCAGCAGATTATAGGGAATCAAACAGAATATTCTTCTTATTCTGGGAAGCTTGCAAAGCAGACATCCGTTGTTATGGAATGTCATATCTCAAGAACAGAAGGTCAGGTTTTTCGTTCATGGCTTCAGCTGAGACCGTTAACATGGCAACAATATCAACCGACGCACGCTTTGGGATTTTGTCCAAATCTGGTGCCGATGCAAAGAAGATGTTCACAGATAAAGTGGTACCTATCAGCGTTAATTACCCGTTCTTCTTCAAACCGATACAAGACGGTATGGACAGACCAAAGACCGAACTCGCTTATAGAGTTCCAGCTTCCAGGCTTACGAGAAGAAAACTCAACGAAGGTCAAGTCGAAGAGGAAATTGAAGGTCTTGATACCACCATTGACTGGAAAAACACAGGGGACAACTCGTACGACGGGGAAAAACTAAAACTACTAGTACACGATGAAAGTGGAAAATGGGAAAGACCTGATAACATATTAAATAACTGGAGAGTTACAAAAACCTGTTTAAGATTAGGTAGTAGAATCGTAGGTAAATGTATGATGGGATCTACTTCAAATGCCTTGGAAAAAGGTGGTGGTAATTTCAAAAAATTATATTATGCCTCAGACGTTACTCAACGAAACCGCAATGGACAAACTAGCTCGGGATTATATTCTTTGTTCATACCTATGGAATGGAACTACGAGGGATTCATTGATACTTATGGATTACCTGTATTCGATCAGCCAAAAAAAGGAACAGTAGATCCAAGCGGAATACCTATAACTCACGGAGTAATAGAGCATTGGGAAAACGAAGTAGATGGCTTAAAAAGCGATCAAGACGGTTTAAACGAATACTATCGTCAGTTTCCTAGAACTGAAAAACACGCATTTAGAGATGAAGCTAAGTTATCTTTGTTTAATCTAACTAAGATATACGAGCAAATAGATCACAACGAAGAATACTTGAATAGTAAATTAGTTACTAAAGGTAGTTTTCAATGGGAGAACGGTGTCAAGGACACTAGAGTTGTTTTTACTCCAAACAGCAATGGTAGATTTTTAATAAGTTGGATTCCATCCGCAAATCACCAAAACCATGTAATAGTAAAGAATGGAGTAAAGTACCCAGGAAACGAGCATATGGGAGCTTTTGGGTGTGACAGCTACGACATATCTGGAACAGTAGACAGTAGAGGATCTAAAGGAGCTTTACATGGTCTTACTAAATTTAGCATGGAAGATCATCCGGTTAATATGTTTTTTTTAGAGTATATAGCTAGACCTCAAACAGCTGAGATGTTTTTTGAAGATATACTAATGGCTTGCGTTTTTTACGGTATGCCAATACTAGCAGAGAATAATAAACCTAGGCTTTTGTATTATTTTAAAAGAAGAGGTTACAGAGGTTTCTCAATAAATAGACCTGATAAGGTTTATGCTAAGTTATCAGTAACAGAAAAAGAAATTGGTGGTATACCAAACTCTAGTGAAGATATTAAACAAGCACATGCCGCTGCAATCGAATCTTATATAAATGATTTTGTGGGCGCTACAGAAAGAGGTTATGGAAATATGTATTTCCAAAAAACTCTTGAAGAGTGGTCAAAATTTGACATAAATAATAGAACAAAGTTTGATGCGACTATAAGCTCTGGATTAGCTATAATGGCATGCAATAAAAACAAATACACACCTGTTTTCAAGGCTACTAGAGAGCCAGTATCAATCTCTTTTGGTAGATACGATAACAGTGGTTATACCTCAAAAATAAAAAGATAAATGATTTACAAAAGCGTAAACAGCACTTTCCCAAGTCAGGTAGTACCGGACGAAGTAAAGCAGAGTTATGAATACGGTTCAGAAGTTGCTAAAGCTATAGAGAACGAATGGTTCAAAGGAGATCGAGGAGCAGGTTCTGGTGGTAGGTTCGGTAACAACTGGCAAAACTTTCACAGATTACGTCTATATGCTAGAGGAGAACAATCTGTTCAAAAATATAAAGATGAATTATCAACTAACGGTGATTTGTCTTATCTTAATTTAGACTGGCAACCTGTTGCCGTGTTATCTAAGTTTGTAGACATCGTTGTTAACGGCATGACAGACAAAGGGTATAAAATAAAATCATTTGCTACAGATCCTTACGCTCAAAAACAAAGAACAGACTACGCTAGCGCTATTCTTAGAGACATGCAGGCTAAACCTTTGTTGGCTGACATAAAAAACACTCTTGGTGTTGATATGTTCTCCACAGACGATCCTGGTTCATTGCCTGAATCTAAAGAAGAATTAGATTTATTTATACAATTAAACTACAAACAAGCTGTAGAGATTGCAGAAGAAGAGGTAATAGATAATATTCTTGAGTTTAATAGATATGAAGAAGTAAAAAAGAGAGTTGCTCAAGATCTAACTGTTCTTGGAGTAGGTGCTACTAAAACAGATTTTAATCTTTCAGAAGGTGTCACAGTTGATTACGTTGATCCTGCTAACCTAGTTTACTCTTATACTGAAGACCCTAACTTTGAAGACATATATTATGTTGGTGAAGTTAAATCAGTGTCTTTACAAGAATTAAAGAAGCAGTTTTCAAACTTAACAGACGCGGAACTAGAAGAAATTCAAAAGCAACCTGCAAGTTATAATTATACTAGACAGTACAATGGTCAAGATGATAATTATGATAATGTGCAGGTTATATATTTTGAATATAAAACATACTCTAACCAGGTTTTTAAGATAAAGAAAACAGAACAAGGTCTTGAAAAAGCTTTAGAAAAGACAGACACGTTTGATCCTCCAGCTAATGATAATTTTGAAAGAGTACATAGATCTATAGAAGTTTTATACAGCGGGGCTAAGATTTTAGGTCAAGATAAAATGCTTAAATGGGAGTTAGCTCAAAATATGACTAGACCTTATAGCAATCAAAACAGAGTTGAAATGAATTACTCTATATCAGCGCCAAGAATGTACAAAGGTCGTATTGATAGTTTGGTTAGTAAGTGTATTGGTTTTACTGATATGATACAAATTACTCACTTAAAAATTCAACAGGTTTTATCTAAGATGGTTCCTGATGGTGTTTTTGTAGACGTTGATGGTTTAGCTGAAGTTGATTTAGGTAATGGAACTAGTTACAACCCTCAAGAGGCACTTAACATGTACTTCTCAACTGGTAGTATAGTTGGAAGATCTTTAACTCAAGACGGTGACCCTAATAGAGGTAAAGTGCCTATTCAAGAGTTAAACTCTTCTTCAGGTATAAATAAAATACAGGCGTTAATTCAAACGTATCAATATTATTTACAAATGATACGTGATGTAACCGGTCTTAACGAAGCTCGTGATGGTAGTATGCCAGCTAAAGATTCTTTAGTGGGTCTTCAAAAACTTGCAGCAGCTAATTCAAACGTAGCTACTAAGCACATATTGCAGTCGTTAATGTACGTAACTGTTAGAACATGTGAGAATATAAGTCTAAGAGTAGCGGATATGTTAAGCTTTCCTTTAACTAAAGATGCTTTAATGAATTCTATAAACGCTGCTAACGTAGCTACACTACAAGAAATAGGTGACTTGAATATGCATGAGTTCGGTATATTCTTAGAATTAGAACCAGAAGAGGAAGAAAAAGCGCAGTTAGAAAATAATATACAGGTTGCGTTACAAACGGGTAGCATAGCTCTTAGTGACGCTATAGATATTAGAGAGATTAGAAACTTAAAGCTAGCTAATCAGTTTTTGAAGCATAGGCAAAAAATTAAAAGAGATCAAGAGCAACAAGCACAGCAAGCTAATATTCAAGCGCAGGCACAAGCCAATGCTGAGACAGCTGAAAAAGCTGCTATGGCTGAAGTTCAAAAGCAGCAAGCTTTAGCTCAAACAGAGTTACAAATAGAACAAGGTAAATCTCAGTTTAAGATACAGCAGATGCAGCAAGAAGCTGAAATAAAAAAGCAATTGATGGCTGAAGAGTTTCAATATCAAATGCAATTAGCTCAAGTTAGAGCAAACGCTGAGAAAACAAAGCTTCAAGACATCGAAGATAGAAAGGACGAAAGAACAAAAATACAAGCAACTCAACAATCTGAGTTAATAAGCCAAAGGCAAACCGACTCACTACCAAAAAACTTTGAATCCGCAGGTATGGACAATCTAGGTGGATTTGGGTTAGAGCAGTTTGATCCTAGGTAAAGAATTTTTTAATTATTTAATTATATTATATTATGTCAGAAATAGTAAAACAAGAAGGGGACTTCAAAATCAAGGCTAAGCCTAAAAAGCCTAAAAAGTTAGTCACTGATAATGAAGTGATTAAGGTAGAAATGCCAAAAGTAACTTTAGAGCAAGCTGAAAAAGTAGCTCCAGAAATTACAAAGATAGAGATTAAACCTGAAAAAGTAGATCAAGTCGAAGAGGTTATAACGGAAGAAGTAAAACCAACAGAGGTAGAAAACGCAGTGACTGAAGATCCAGTTATGCAAGAGATCATCGATGAAGAGGTTGAGACCGTTACAGAACAAGTCGAACAAGCTGTACAGGAAAACAAACAAACAGGTAGAGCTTTACCTGAGAACGTTGAAAAACTAGTTTCTTTTATGGAAGAGACTGGCGGAACAGTTGAGGACTATGTTAGATTGAATGCTGACTACTCAACAGTTAATGACGCTACTTTACTTAAAGAGTATTATAAGAAAACTAAACCTTATTTAGAAGGTGAAGATATAGATTTAATCTTAGAAGACTTTTCGTATGACGAAGAGTTAGATGAGGAAAGAGAAATACGTAAGAAAAAAATTGCGTATAAAGAAGAAGTTGCAAAAGCTAGAAACTTTCTAGAGGAAACAAAGAGTAAATACTACGACGAAATCAAGTTGAGACCCGGCGTAACTCAAGAACAACAGAAAGCTACTGACTTTTTCAACCGTTACAATGAAGATCAAAAAGCTGCAAAACAACAGCATGACTTATTTGTGCAAAGTACTAAAAACTTATTAAACGACGATTTCAAAGGTTTTGATTTCAATGTTGGTGAGAAAAAATTTAGATACGGAGTCAAAAACGTCAACGAGGTTGCCGAAGCACAATCTGACATTTCTAATTTTATAGGGAGGTTCCTAGATAAAAAAGGAAATATCGCAGACGCTAAAGGTTATCACAAAGCTATGTATGCAGCGCGAAATGCTGACACTATAGCTCAACACTTTTACGAACAGGGTAAAGCCGACGCAGTTAAAGATGTTGTAGCTAAATCAAAAAACATAAGCACAGAACCTAGAAAAAATTCTAGTGGAAATGTATTTGTTAACGGGTTAAAGGTAAAAGCAATTAGCGGTTTTGATTCTTCGAAATTAAAAGTAAGAACAAAAAAATTTAACTAAAAACAATTAATTATTATGGCATTAGATCCATTATTTGGTAGTATCGTACCATCACAAAAACAACAAGCATTAGCTACAAACTTTTTATCATTCAACGGAGGAGCAAATCCTGGAGATAGCGACACTTTCGCTCAACAGTATTTACCAGAAATCTACGAACAAGAAATCGAGCGTTACGGAAACAGAACGTTATCTGGATTCTTGCGTATGGTAGGAGCAGAGATGCCAATGTCTTCTGATCAAGTAATCTGGTCAGAACAAAATAGATTACACATCTCTTACACAGATGTAACAAATGACCAAGTAAATACTTTAACTATTCCAGTTTCTGCTACTGTAAGAAACGTAATTTCAGTTGGTTCAACTATCGTTGCTATCGACAAATTAGGAGCAGAATTAAAGTGTGTTGTAACTGCTTCTAACCTTTCTACAGGTGTATTGACAGTTGCTCCTTATACTGCTACAACAACTGCTACTTTAGCTGTTGATGATATCAAGATTTTCGTATACGGTTCAGAATATGGAAAAGGATCAAGCACTCCTAACTACTCTGCTTCACAAACAGATGGTTACGTAAGTGTAGACCCTGATTTCACACAATTCTCTAACTCTCCAATCATCATTAGAAACAAATACGTAGTATCTGGATCTGATATGGCTCAAATCGGATGGGTAGAAGTTGCAACTGAAGACGGAACTTCTGGATACTTATGGTATTTAAAAGCTGAATCTGAAACAAGATTACGTTTTGAAGACTATTTAGAAATGTCTGTAGTAGAAGGAGAAAAAGCTTCTGCAACTGGTGCTGGATCTGCTGCTGCAGCTGGGTACAAAGGTACTGAAGGTTTATTTGCCGCTATCAAGTCTAGAGGAAATGAAGAAGCTGGATTCAACGCTGCTGCTGATGCATTAGGAGAATTCGACGCTATCTTGAAGAACTTAGATACTCAAGGAGCTATTGAAGAGAACATGTTATTCTTAAACAGACAAACTTCTTTAGGATTTGACGATATGTTAGCTGGATTAAACGGTGGAAACGCTGGAGCTGGTTCTGCATATGGTATCTTTGAGAACTCTGAAGATATGGCATTGAACTTAGGATTCTCTGGATTCCGTCGAGGTTCTTATGACTTCTACAAGACTGACTGGAAATACTTAAACGATGCTTCTACAAGAGGTGGTGTAACTGAAGCTGCTGCTACACAAGCTCCAAAAGCTGCTATCGATGGTGTATTAGTACCTGCTGGAACTTCTACTGTTTATGACCAAGTATTAGGAACAAACATTAGACGTCCATTCTTACACGTACGTTATAGAGCTTCTCAAGCTGATGACAGAAGAATGAAGCAATGGTTAACTGGTTCTGCTGGTGGAGCAATGACTTCTGACTTAGACGCTATGGAAGTAAACTTCTTATCTGAAAGATGTTTATGTGTACAAGGTGCTAACAACTTCGTATTGTTCACTAAGTAAGAGTATATTAATGTAATTCTTACCCTCGTTACATCAACGGGGGTAATTATTACCCTTATTAAATTATTAAATTATATTATATCATGAAAACAAAAGTAAAAGCAAATGAAAAGTGGGAGATCAAAGATAGAACCTATTTTGTTACAGGATCATACCAACCATTAACGTTAAGAATACCAGCTAGGCACAGTTTAAAGTCGCCTATGCTTTATTATGACGAAGAAACAAATGAACAAAGAGAGTTAAGATACGCTACTAATATGTCATCACCATTTAAAGATGAACAAAAAGGAGAGGTAACTTTAGGTCATATCTTATTTAGAGATGGATCTTTGTTTGTACCAAAAAGAAATCAACAATTACAAAAACTTTTATCACTATATCACCCTTTAAAAGGGGTTAGATATACTGAATTTGACGCTGTTGAAGAAGCTGAAGATGAGTTAGATGTTATGGAGATGCAAATTGAAGCTTTAAATGCTGCTATGTCACTGGACGTTGACCAATCAGAAGCAATATTAAGAGTAGAATTAGGATCTAGAGTTAGTAACATGTCATCTAAGGAACTTAAAAGAGATTTACTGCTATTTGCGAGGCAGAATCCTGCTTTGTTCTTAGAACTCGCTAAAGATGAAAACGTACAATTGAGAAACTTTGCTATCAAAGCTGTAGAAGCTAAGATTATTAAGTTATCACAAGATCAAAGATCGTTTTCTTGGGCAAGTAATGGTAAGAAACTAATGACAGTTCCTTTCGATGAAAATCCTTACTCAGCTATGGCAGCGTACTTCAAAACAGATGAAGGTGTAGAAGTCTTCAAATCTGTAGAGAAAAAACTTAAATAGCATGTAATACTAATATAATGGGGATCACTTCGGTGGTCTCCTTTGTATTATAACAAATATAAAAAATAATGGCAATAAACGTAGACACAGTATACAAAACAGTTCTGTTAATACTTAACAAAGAACAGAGGGGTTATATGACACCTGATGAATTTAATAGGGTAGCTACTCAAGTACAGTTAGATGTTTTTGAGCAATACTTCGATGATTTAAACCAGCAACTACGAGTGCCACAATCAGATTACGATTACTCAGACAGACAAATGAGTATCGATGAAAAACTCTCACCATTTAAAACTTCAGGAACTTGTGTATACAGTGGAAGCAAGTTTAATTTTCCCGTAATAGAAGCTGGAGGCGGTACGGTTATCTACGACGGCTCAGAACCTTCTGGCTCTCAAGTAGCTTTCCACAGTCTAGGCACGGTGCTATACACGCCTTTGACAGGGTTTCCAACAGAAATACAAAGATTAGCTCGTAACGAATTCTACAACATACAGCAATCTCCTTTAACGGCATCAACAAAAGACTTTCCAACATACTTATACGAGAGTGGTAAACTAACAGTTAGCCCTTCTTCTATACAATCAGAAGTTAGCATTAGTTTCTTAAGAAAACCAAAGAATGTAATTTGGGGTTACAACCCAGGTAACTTAGGTCAATATGTTTATTCGTCTGCAGATTCTCAAAACTTTGAGTTGAACACCGGCGAGCAAGTTAACGTTATAACTAGAATTTTATTTTACTCTGGAGTTATTATTAGAGACCCACAGGTTATACAAGTTGCTGCTTCTGAAATACAACAAAACGAAAACAATAAAAAAAGCTAATAGATGTCATTAATAACTGAAAACAATAGACAATACTACGAAGGTGCTCAAGGTTTTAGAGGTGACGGTACTACAGTTTCTTTTACTACAACTTTCAATACCGATCTAGAGTGGTACGCTGCTTCAGGTTCTGATATAAACTACGCAAACAATAACTTTAAACTATATAGTAGCTCTAATGGTCTTCCAGGTAGCTGGAGTGAAGTTACTACAGGTTATACTGTTTCTGGAAATACTATAACATATACAGATGCTCCAGTTAACAACCTTTATATAGTAGCTCAACTAAAGAGACTGGATGGAGGTAATTATGGAAACACATACGCTGAAAAAGCTGTTGGTGAAACCGTTGAAAAGAATTATGGCTCATACGCTTACACGAAACTAAATGATATTATAAATAACTTTATAGTTGCTTACGTTGGTGCTGGTAAATTAATTCCAAGCGCTAAACGTACAGATATTATTTTTCACGCTAAGAGAGCAATGCAAGAGTTTAGTTATGATACATTACGAAGTGTAAACTCTCAAGAACTCACGATACCTCACAGTCTTAGTCTACCTATTCCACAAGACTACGTTAACTACGTTAGTATGAATTGGATTGATGATCAAGGTGTTAAACACGTTATGACACCTACATCTATGACTACGAACCCTGGAGCTATACCATTACAGTCAGACAACGGACAACCGATGCAGGACAACTTCGGAGACAACGTTGACGGTACGTCTATAACAGAAGACAGATGGAGTAATAACGCTTTAAAGAACAGAAGAGACGTTATAGATAACGGTGACTTTAGCTGGGACCTATTATACGGAGAGCAATCTTATGGCGTTGGCCAATTGTATGGTCTTGATCCACAGAACGCAAATATTAACGGTTATTTTACTATAAACGATAGAGAGGGTAAGTTTTCTTTTTCTTCTGACTTGGTGAATAGAATAATAATACTAGAGTACATATCTGACGGGCTTTCTACAGGAATGGATACTAGAGTACCAAAGCTAGCTGAAGAAGCGATGTACGCTTATATAAGCCACGCTATTATAGCTTCTAGAATAAACCAACCTGAATACGTTGTAAATAGATTAAAAAGAGAAAAAAGCGCTAAGCTTAGAAATGCTAAATTAAGACTATCTAACATTAAACTTAACGAGTTTGTTCAAGTTATGAGAGGTAAGTCTAAATGGTTAAAACACTAAAATAAATGGCAGAAGTTAAAAATGCGTTCATAAGATCCAAAATGAATAAAGATCTCGACGGTAGATTATTACCGTCTGGAGAATATAGGCATGCGCAAAACGCTCAGGTTAGTAAATCAGAAGGATCAGATGTTGGCTCTTTAGAGAACATATTAGGTAACATTAAAATAGCAGATTTAACACAGGACATTCCAGATGTTTCTTCTATAGGTTATTTTGCAGATGATTCAAGTAGCACGGTTTATGTATTTTTAACGGACAACACTGGCGATAGTTATGTACCTACAGGTGCTGGTTCAAATCATTTTATATATAGATACAGCATTGCCACTGACACAGCGACTAAATTAGTTGAAGGTGCTTTTTTAAACTTTAGTAAATCAAACCTTATTTTTGGTGTAAACCTTTTAGAGGACTTGTTGTTTTGGACAGATAATAGAAATCAGCCAAGAAAGATAAATGTACAAAAAACTCTTGGTTACTACACTAACGAAGATCAAATATCTGTAGCTAAATACTATCCTTTCCAAAGCATAGAGTTGTTTAAGGAAAGCGATATAGCTACTGGAGAATATGAAACAACAATGAAGGATGTTGTTAGCAAAAGCTTACCTAATGGAGGATCTGCTAGTGTGAGCTCTGCCGTGACAAATTCATCTTCTTTTAATATACAAAACCTTTCTATACCTACATTTCCTAATGAGTTAAAAAGTGGCTTTACTGTAGGATACATTGATCAACAAGGAGCAATAGTAGATACAAATCAAACTGTCGACACTTATGTTGATCCTACATTAACTCTCACTGGGAACGTAAGCATACCCTTAGTTGGTTCATCTACTGAATTGGTTTTCAACATTAATCCATACTACGAATCTGATTACTCTGGTGATATTGCTTTTTTAGAAGACAAGTTTATTAGATTCAGCTATAGGTTTAAGTTTGATGATGGAGAGTACTCTTTAATAGCTCCATTTACGCAACCTTGTTTTATACCTAAGCAAGATGGATACTTTTTAAATACTGAGGTGGTTGAAACTGGTCCTGGAGCGGGTGTTTCTGGAGATGAAAACGAAGCAATATCATCTACTGTTGTGGCTTTTATGGAAAACAAAGTTAATAATATCCACTTACAAGTGCCACTACCTTACTCTAAAGGAACTTTAAAAAGTAGTCTTCACGTAGACGAAATAGATATAATATATAAAGAATCTGATGGACTAGCTCTTCAGGTTATAGAAACAATAAAAATAGATCAAAACTTCACAGGAACAAGTACAGTTTTAGATTATGATTATCAAGCAAAAAAACCTTATAAAACTTTACCTGGAAAAGAAATAACTAGAGTATATGACAAGGTTCCGGTAAAAGCTTTTTCTCAAGAAGTTATAAGTAATAGAATTGTTTATGGAAACTATTTAAACAAGCCTACTCCACCACAGTTTATAAACTACAACGTTACCGCTACAGAAAAATTTGATTTCGATATAACTGAAAACAAAAATAGGACTAGTGTTGTTGAGTATCCTAGCAGTAGTTTAAAAACAAATAGAAACTATCAAGCAGGGTTTGTATTAGCTGACAGATTTGGTAGACAATCTTCTGTTATACTTTCAAACAACGAAAGATCTATAACGGTTGGAACAACTACATATACGGGTTCCACATTATACTCACCATACATAAACGAAGAGATAGGCGTTAATATAGACTCGTGGAAAGGAAACTCTATAAAAATTTTACTAAACGACCCAATACCAGGTAGCTCAACAGGATTGTATAATAATGACACGAGCTCTATTAATTACAATCCAAACGGATGGTATTCTTATAAAGTTGTTGTTAAACAAACTCAACAAGATTACTACAACGTATACGCTTGTGGAGCTGTTAAGGGTAATCCTTTTGACAGCAGTGAAGATCTTAACTATACTTATATATCTCTGCAGAGTGACAACATAAACAAGGTTCCTAGAGATTTATCCGAAGTAGGTCCATTGCAGAAGCAATTTAGAAGTTCTGTAAAACTATATGGTAGAGTTAATATAGACAATAGGTTAGCCTTAAACGAAGGAGGAGATAATAGCCAATTTTATCCTGGTAAAACTTTTTTCACGTCCCCAAAAATACAGGACATGTACGAAACTTTCGGTGTAGATAGATCCGATAATACAACTTGGCCTGGAGGAAGTATAGCTGAATTAAGTATGTTTCAGAATAGCACTTCTAACCCACTCTTGTCTTCAATTATAACTTCACAAGACTCTGATCTACAGTTTGGAATAGTATATGATAGTTTAGATGGAGGATTTTCTACCATGAGCAACTTAGTTGTTTTAGAAACTGCTCCAGAAGAATCTAGATTAGATATATTTTGGGAGACATCTACCTCTGGAGTTATAAACGATATAAACGTTTTAGCTGCTGGTAGTGGGAACTTAGTTACTGGGTTTTCTAGTTCTTACAATGATTCTGGTTTCGATGAGTCTTTAATCATTGACGACAACGTGTCGAGCGCTAGCTTTACATTAGTAGATTCTGTTGGTGCGAATATACCAGTAGCAAACATAGATAGCTTTAATTTAGATTCTGTTTTCACAACACAGACAACACCGTTGGACGTTTCTATTTATTTTGAATTATATGAAGTAGATCCTGTTCTTTTACCTGGTTTTTATAATATAAAAGTAACCAGCGATTTTGTTGACAACGTTTTTTATGGCAGCGATCAAGGTTTAAGAGTTTGGAATTTCACGTTTACAGCTGTTATAGACGGTGTTGTTAATGTAATAGAAAAACAAATAAATTTAAGTAATGTAGTACCAGTGATGACACCAACAGGAACACTATCCATAGACACAGATGGGTTTGATTCTATACTGACAACATTGACAGCTACTAATGGAGCTAGCGCAGATAATCCTCATAGAGGTGAGGAAATAAATTGGTTTATACATTCACAGTCAGGCGCAAATGCTGGCACTGTCAACTACTTTAGTGTAGACTTTTCAAATACTGAAAGATTATCTACATGTAACCTATTAAATGATCTTGTTGGTATTCTACCATCAGATGTTTACACAGTTACTTTAAGAGCTGAAGACGCTGGTGGTCTTTTTGATGAAATCATTGTGACAATAAATAGCTCCATACGAGTTAACTATGTTAGACAATATGATTTTACAGTTACCGGAACAACATATTACTTTACTCTAATAAACGCTGTTGACTCTACAGATCCAAACAAATCTGGTTACTACGCTTATCTTGACACTTGGAGTAATTTAGCTGGGCTATCACTTGATGTAGACTTAGATTATACAAACAGCGCAAAAACAGGATGTCCTATGTCGCCTAATAAATGGATATTTAAAGCCTCTGAAAGTACAGCTATAAATCAAGCAAAAGAGTGTTTACTAGCAGGATACCAAGGCTCGGTCAATTTTGTGCTTGTAAATACAAGTGGTTACACTTTTGAGATAGTGTAATAAAAACTAAAAATAAGTAATAATTATATGGGAGCAGTTATAGAAGTAAAATATTTTAATACTTTTTTGTTAAGAAAGACAAACGAAGTAATAGCAGATCCTGATCAAACACCGGCTTGGAATGGCTCGTTTGGCGTGCCTTCATCTGTAGGTGGTGGTTACCCTGTAATTCCAAGTAGTGATATCTCTGACACTGGTAATAACTGGGTTGTAGAAGAATCAAGAATAAGAGGTGGTTATAACAATACAAACGTTGACTACGGTGTTAGAGCATATATAGCTGAAGATGAACCTAATGGCTTCCGTAGACCTAACTCGTTAATATACTCAGGTATATTTAATTCCAGAACAGGTATAAACAATACAAATGTTTTTTCTGTAGCTGAAGAGATAACTAAGTCGGCAGATCCTGCTAATGGTAGTATACAAAAGCTATATGCTGAAGATACTAATTTAGTTATTTTTCAAGAAGCTAAGGTTTCTAGAGCTCTAATAGATAAAGACGCTATATACACTGCTGAAGGAGGCGGTAGCGTAACTAACATAAATACGACGATAGGTACAATACAACCTTACGCTGGTAATTTTGGTATAAGTAGAGACCCAGGTAGTTTTGCTGCTTACGGCTATAGAAAGTACTTTACAGATAGAGACAGAAACGCAGTATTAAGATTATCAATGGATGGTTTGACTGAGATATCTAACTACGGTATGAATGACTATTTTAGAGATGAGTTTTCTTATATAGACATAAACAATATAAGTGGAGTAGTAACAGGAGGATGGGACACTTATAATAAGCAATATGTTTTATCAACTCAACTTTCTGCAGTGTACAATTCTGATTACTATAAAACATTGTCATTTGATGAAAGCGTCAAAGGTTTTCCTAGTTTTTATTCATACAAACCTGATCAACTTTTTAGCGTTAGAGGATCTTTTTATAGTTTAAAAGACGGTGAGATATGGAAACATTACGATAACACTGTCAATAGAGGTAGCTTTTATGGAGAAACAAATTATGATAAAACTAAAAGTTATATTGAATTTATCTTCAACCCAAACGTTAGCTCCTCTAAAGTGTTTAAAACTATAAACTACGAAGGTAGTAATGGTTGGAAAGTAGATAGTTTCGCTATGGATACTGGAGATACTACTAATATCGTTTACAGTTATGATGAAGGATCTTATATAGAAAGCGGTGTAACTTATAGAGTAGGTTTTGATAAAAAAGAAAATAAGTACCACGCTAACCTAGTTAATAGCTCTGGTGTAAAAGCTGGAGAAGTTTTATGGGGTAGTGACATGACAGGTGTCAAGGGTTACTTTGCGACAGTAAAAGTATCCACAGACGAAACTACGAATCCGGGTGGATCTAAAGAGCTCTTTGCGGTTTCATCTAACTATGTTGAATCATCTTATTAAAATATAAAAATATAAAACTATGCCATTAATGACAGCAGGCCTCATAACAGGAGGTATTCAAGCTTTAACAGGTTTGTTTGGAGCTTCAGCAGCTAAAAGAAGACAAGCGGCTGCAGCTAACCAAAAACGAGACGCAGCTAAGAAGTTGCAAAGCTTAGAAGACAATAGACAAGCAATTATTAATCCTTATGAAAATATGGAAGATTTGTCTGGCACTATTCAAAACCCTTACGAAAACTTAGGTGTAGCCACTCAAGCAGCGGAGATGCAAGCTGAGCAAGCTGATGTATCTTTAGCGAATACGCTAGACACTATAGCCGCTACAGGTGCTAGTGCAGGTGGTGCAACTGCTTTAGCTCAAGCTGCTTTACAATCTAAAAAAGGGATTTCAGCAAACATTGAGCAGCAAGAGGCTAGAAACGAAAACCTTAGAGCTCAAGGTAAACAGCAACAACAGCAAATGATAATGGCTGAAAAACAAAGAATACAAAATGCTGAAGCTAAAGGATCTGAATTTATGTATAGAGAACAAGAAAATAGAGATCTAGCTCAAATGGATAGGTTGTCAGCTCAAATACAAGGAGCAGAAGCTAGAGGAATGCAAGCATCAGCCGATAGAACAAACGCTATCACCGGTGCTGTGGGTGGAATTGCTTCAACTGTTGGAGGAATGTATCAAGCAGGTGCTTTTAACCCAACTCCAACTACGCCACCGTCACCTTTTCCGGCATGGATGGATAATGTTCATTTTGGGTCGTTTAGGTAGTAATTAAATAAAAAAAAATGAGTTATAGAAACCCACAACAAAACGTAGATACTCAATCCGGGCAAGCATTTGCTAATTTACAAAGAACAGTAGCAGGTGCTTTCGGAGGTATAGTTCAGCAAGAAGTTGCCGAGCAAAAAGAGCTTGCAAAAAAGCAGGCCAAGCTAGCAGAAAAAAGAGAAA